ATCCCGACAATCGCAAGTTTTCGCAATGGGTCTGATTCTCCTTCAGCTACCCCCGCACGGTAATCACGCAAAAGAGCATCGCGCTCTCTTGTTGACTTAGCGGCCTTTCGGGTTTCTCTGGCCGTCTTATAAGCCTCGGCTTTCATTAAGGAGTTTCCTACATCGATCGGCATAACTTTGGGTTTAAACGTTGTTACAGTAGGGCCCCTACGGTAATCAGGTTGTTTACCCAATTAGCCGTATTTTCTGCTTTCGCAGTAGCCTCATTTGCGGTCGCTGCGCCTATCGCATTGTACTTTCCGGCAACCGCCTGCCCTTGCGTCTGCAGAGCATTATTGACCGTCCCCGTCATGGTGTTTGTTGCGACCTGTCCTGTTCCGGCAATATTTGCATCCACATTATACTTATCCATTGCGGATTGTCGTCGGGCTTGGTACGCGCTCAAGGCTCGCTGATAGGCGTTGCCGTACTCTTGAGACGCCGTATCACCGGCATATCTCACCATGGCTTTCTGCGTGGCGCCGGACTGCACCCTGCCACCCGCAGATGCACTGGACTCAATAGCGTTAAGTCCTTCTTGCTTCCGGAACTCGTAGCTCGGATCCATAAACTCAAAGACGCTATCTGCGTCAAATGAGCCGTAATCGTATGCTCCGGAAGCAATCCCTTCTTCCATTCGGCCCAAAGCCTCGACACCAGCATTCCGCCAAGGCTCTTGCATTTCCTTCGTAAACGCAATGATCTTGTCCGTAGACTCGCCCATTGCGTCAGCAGCAAGCTCCGCTGCTTTGATTTGTGCGTCAGCCGCTTCTGACGCCCCGCCATCACCAAAAATGAAGCTCATTTTGCCCTCAACTGATACACATTCCCGATGGGCAAGAACTCCATCCCATCAGAATTGTTTGTTCTTTTTGCCATGATAGGGTCGGCATGGACGCCGGCCAGCGACATAGCCCTGATTTCGCCATCATGATGCTTTAGAACCTCTCGCAGCAAGAGGGAAAAAGTAGGACCATTCCTCTTGTTTGGTTCTACGAATACCGAGTGAATTACCCAGTATCCATGATTATGTAAAAACGGGTTCCTCTGGAAGTCCACAATGATAAACCCGTGACTCTTTGCCGTATAAACGGCAGCGTTCTCCACCATTGCGCCAAAGAAAATGTTTTGAACGACCTTGTTTTTATGGCCGTACACTTCTTCGGTGTATTTGCGAAACATCGTCTCCGCATCTCGATAACTTGGCGAATTATCGGCTCGCAGTCTTTCTATTTTCATCACGGCTCCATTATTGCTATTCTTTCCTCCAATTCCTTGACCTTGTCGGTCAAGTCCTGAACTTGACTCCATAGTTGGTAAATTGACCGAGCGAAATCCTCGGCCAGGCGCCCGTCATTATGCACGGCAGGCATCTGGATGTTTGGTGGCGCAATTTTTTCAGGGGTCACATTACCTCCGCTTTGACTTCTGTTATTGTTACAGGGATCTCATCGGTTATAACAAACCGAATCTGCCGTCGTCTGAACTTTCCAAGGCGCATCCATTTGATAACCTTGTCATACTCTCCAACCTTCCCAATTCCTCGCAAAAAGTCCTTGCTCCATGTTTTCCCGCCATCGTCGCTGTAACTCATCATAATCATTGGCTCTATGTGAGTGTCGTATGTCACCATACCTGTATCTCCTTCAAGAAGCATGTTTGCCTCCATATTCGTCAGCATGATGCCGCTCGATTCCAGCAACTGGAATTGCCCGGCAGAATAGTCCTCTATTGCCCGGACAAGCTCAGGCGATGGTTCGATGTGAAGTTGCAATCCGTACATTGAGTTGCCTCTTTCTGTCGCTGACCGAATAATATTCATTGCCATGACACGACGAACAGGGCCGTCATTATCTCTATAATTGCTCATCGACATGGAGTACACCTTTCCGTTCCTGGAATCACCAACAACAAATGTGTCCCTATATTTGACTGCGAACTTTGAGATATGCCGGCCTACCTCCCAAGAGCTACGAAGATGCCACCACCCTGTGGTTTTGTCATAAACCACCGTGATGTTCTTTTCGGGAAATGTAAGCACGTAGAATGCGTGCCCGGCATCAACATATCCGTAAGCATACGCATCGTCATCAACCCCCGGCTCGCAAGACTTGATGTATTGCTCAACATCCTCTCCGCTAATGCGGGTCCTTTGGTATCCGTTCGTCATATATACGGAACCTTCGTTCCCATACCAGAAGATAGAGTTGTCCAGCTTTACGGCCGTGTGCGGTGACCCGATCCCGATATCAATCAGCGCACCACTTACCCGAGCAAAAGTGAAATCAGGGTCGCCATTGTTATACCAAATCTCTGTTGTCTCCGATCCAAACAGAAACAGTGATCGTCCGTCAGATATTACGGCCTTTGTGTTATCAGGCGACCCTTCCGCAGTTGCATAATCCAGCGGATCAAGCGCGACATTGTACAGGCTTGTAATAAAGAATTGCCCAGAGCCCTTCCGGTTAAACACGAAATACCCGTCCATGAATGTGACGGTATTTGCCGGATACCACCCGTCGCCAGAAAACTCTGAAAGTCCTTCTGCTTCAGAGTAGTAGTACCCTTTTGTCCCATCGACAAAGACGATATGGACCCCGTTCGTTGCTATGCTTACATGAGGCCCCTGTAGTTCAAGATCACTCCCCCCCGTGACGTCCTCGACCTCGTATACGGGATTCACCTTGTACAGTCTGGTTAGCGTCACCAGATACAAGTATAACCCCATCTCCACGCAAGCAACAACAGGGCCACCCTCAAGCTCAAAAAGAAGCTCCAGCCCTGGAGTGTGTCTCATGACAATCCTCGGGCCATAGGCTGTGTCTACCTTTGTAGCAAACAGGTTTATGGCATACCCCCCAGACACGGATCTTGTCGTGCATCCGTTCATGAGGGTTGCCGGGAGAGCAAGTGTCGTTTCCCTCATCGCCGTTGGTTCATTCCGTTAAACTGTCTCGGGCAACCATTTTTTGGCCTGAACGAGATTGATTGCGCGTGCAGGACGGCAGTATCATAAAATTGCTTTGCCTTTGCCGGGACAAGGCTGTTTTCAAGCCCCGCACCATAGTCAGGCATCAAAAGCTCTGCAAGGCCATATTCAAAGGCCAACGCGTAGCCTCTTGGTATCATCACCTCTTCCAGTGTTTCAGTGATTTCGTCAAGCGGCTTGTTTGTCCCTATGTGGACTGATGATCCTTCAGGCGGAATCGATGAGAAATGGAATGTCCCATAATCACCGTCGTCAGTGTACGCATAGGCTGCGGGCATAACAGTCTCCCCACCAGAGTAAAAAGATGCGTTATACACTCTTTCGTAGTTGGCCTCAGAGATTTTTTTCGTTGCGCCATCAGAGTCCCTTCCGATAACAAAAAGGACTCTTTCTGGCTTGGCCGTATCGAAATCCCCCCCTGGACCAATTGTTTGCGTTTCCCCAGAGAGGTTGAAATCCTCACGGATCATAACCGGTACAGATAGGCCGTCTATGCTCCACATCGCAAGCAGATCGTTTGCGGATACCATTGCGTCCGCGAATGACTCAGGGCTTATCTCCACCCCCTCTGCCAAAACGCCGATATGCCTAAACGCCCTGTTTATGTGCGCTTTTATTGACGCCATTTACTTCTTTTTTATGCCTTTAGGAAGAAATGCCTTTTTGCCAGAATCAGTTTTTTGCGGCTCAAACTCAGGCTCAGGCTCAAGCTCAGGCTCTTTGATAGGCTCAGGCTCAGACCCGGGATCTGTCTTCGCCTCGGATTCGCATTCCTGTTCCGGTTCCGGCGATGGCTTTACTGGGATAGGTCTGTTAGGCCGAGATTCCCTTACAATCTTGAACTTTTGGCCGCCAACATAAATTCTGGTTTCTTCGTCGTCAGGGAGTGGAATAAGAACGCAGTCAACGCCCTCGATATTGTATACTTGCCCAGGGACAAGCGGGTCATTTTCTTTCTTCGTTCGGCCAGCGGGAATGCCTTTGCTATTGAATGAAAAATCGGAAGCATTCATTCCGTGATCGGCAGGAGACTTGGCCCACCCTTCATCAAGCTTTTCAGACAACTCTCTGTTCGTCAGAACACATAGCTTTGCCTCTCCGTTCTTGTGGTACAGCCACATCTTTTGTTTCATAGCGGTGTTTTTTTGGTTCAGAAGTGTACCCGATATAGAGAAGCCCCTGCATCGAAGCAGGCTCGCAGGTTATGGGCCTGCATGACGACCTGTAGCCTCTCTTACGGGCTCTCGCGCTGTAGTATTGGGTCAGCGAATAAAAGATAAGATAAGAGTTAAATTCACTCAATCATATAAAACGGGAAATAAAAAGGGGCCTAAAGAAGGCCCCTCGGTCGATTGATCCAAACAGTAATTACACAACCTCTGACGTAAACATCTTCCACGCCAGTTCAGGGTAGGTGACGTCAACCCCCCACACTGCGTCGATCCTCTTGATTTCACGGTGATTTGTTACGTCGTATCCTCCGGTATACGACAACGCAAGACCCGTTTCCGCATCTCTGATCCGTGCCTTAAGCGTTGCCGTTTCAGGCAACATCAGATCCACCATAGCAAGCGTCGCCGCGTCACGATGGAAAACAAGGTTCTGCCGGTAGGTCTTGCCACTACCACCATACACAGTGATAGCTGCTCCGTCAGCAACCGGATCGGAAACATTCTGGTAGGCCGCAAGGCTGATTGTGTCGCCGGCCCTGTTTGTGGTCGTCAGTGTGCCATCATTAATCTCTGGTGAAACAGGGATTGTTGCCGCCCCAGAACCATCAGAGGTTACAGGAGACGTCACAACAAAGCTACGCAGCCGACCTGTACTACGTCTGGTGTAAGGGTGAACCTCGTATACCCCAGCAAACTGGATGACATCGCCCTTGTTCAGTATTGCGGTGCTGGTAGCCCAGCCGTCGGTCACAATACTTGAGCCAGTCTGATCTGTTCCATTCGATAAAGGCGTTGACCCTGCCCCGATCAGATGGATGCCTACGGTGTGGTCACTGATCTGTGCAGATTCGTACATCTGAACGTTACTAATCGGGCCCATATACCCTTTCTGAATAGAGGCTTTGACCATTGCTTCATTGTACTTGCCAGACATTACGATGTCGATCACCCCGCTATCCAGCGAGTTGATGATAGACGAGCGCATGCCGTCATCCGGCACGCCGACCTTGGTCATGTACTTCGACATCATCGTGAATGCAGTATTCGAGACTTCAGTGCCGGGCGTCCATGAGATGTTTGGCGTGCCAAGTGCCAGAGTATCAAGCACACTCATCTCGATAACGTTTCCTATCTGCTTCGCGCCGCTCTTGATATGCTTCTCGACAAAGCGATCGAGGCCAAGGCTTTGGTCTCTTACGGTATAATTCAGCCCGTAATGCTCGTGATAGTCAATGACCATCTGCCCTGTACGCTGGGTGATTGGCTGAGGGACAAACACCCTTCCAGGCGCTGTCTTGGTCATTGTTGGTTTTTCGTAATTTACGACCTCGCCCTGCTGGGCAAATTTTTCTTCGAGCGAACGGTTGACACGTTTAATAGCAACGCACTCCGCCTCAAGCTCGATGAGGAAGTTTTTTACCACGACATCATCAGTGATGCCTTGGTTTCCAAGCTCTCCCATTGTAAAAGGCATAATCCTACTCCGGTTTTATTGTGTTAGAGCCAGTGTCCGCCGCCGGCAGCTTGCCTTGCCTGTCTGGCTTGCCTTAACTCATTAAGCGACATTTCGGACGCACGCTTTGTTCGGGAAGCAACACTCCCGTCAACAGGAGTTATCGGGTTTGGGGCATTTGATTCCTTTTTTGCCGGTGGGCTCTTGCTTAGGCGATCGCTGATATCATCAATCGCTTCAAGCTGCCCCACATAAGAAAGACCTGCGATTCGATCGGCCTCCTTTTTGTTTTGGCTTAGGAACCAGAGGACATCCCCTGGGTTTTCCTGTTCGGAAACGAAGATCAGCGAAGCCTCCGTTAGAGACATCGACCTTACTGCTTCGTCAAACCCGTCATACTCAGCGGCCTTTTTTTCAAGGTCGCCACGCATAGCTTCAAAAGCTCTTTGCGTTTCGGTGTTGATTGGCGTAATGTCGGCATCAGCATCGGCCTCTTTCTTCGGCTCGCCTGGCTTGTCACCCGATTTCGCCCACTCCTTGTAGGCGTCTTGCCAGTCATCAAGTGTATCGTAATCGTCAAGCATTGGCTCGCCGTCGCCGCTGTCATCCTTCGGGGACTCTTTTGCTTGGGCTTTCTTCAGTCTCTCGTTTTCAGCAGCGAGCTTATCCGCGCGCGTTTTCTCGCGCATGATCGCTTTCCTGAACGAGGACTTGCGCCCCTTGTTTTCGTTTCCCGACCCCTTATCGTCTTGCTTTCCTCCCTTGTCGTCGTCGCCTGGCTTATTGTCTTCTTCTTCTTTTACACCGGCTTCCGGAGCCGAGCCCTCTTTTGAGGGTTCCTGCTCTCTACCTTCACCGTCTTTTATCGTGGTGGTGGCAGGAGCAACGGATTCAACAAAATCTGTTGTTACAACCTTAAATCGATCATCTGAAGGATCATCCTTAGGCGCTGCGTCAACCTTTGGAGCCATAAGATCGTGCTGAGGTTCTGCCGGTACTGAGCCGCCCTGATTGTTTTTGAGATTTGGATCTTGTTGCATATCAATAGATTTTTGTTATTGGGAATGTACTACATTTGGTAATTATCAACAATTATTCCACACTTTTCTGCCGCTGCGATCCGCTCGCCTGCAGCCTCTCTGGGAACATCTTGGCAAGGATCATCAACAATCGATCCTCTACTTCCTCGACGATAGCTTTCTTGAGATCATCACTGCCTCCCCCTTCGCCATGTTGCATCGCATTCCCTTGTGCTGCAGCTCCATCGCCCGCGACCTGTGAGGCAACTTTATGTCCAGCAAGCATCACATCTGCTTCAGCCTTCGCCTTTGTCGCGTCCGCTTTCGCCACTTCCGCAGTGGCTTTTGCTTCAGCGATTACTTGCTCAGGGCCAGGAGGTGATGGCTCATCATTCATCATGCCGGCCTCCTCCTTCTCTTCGTCGGTCAGGTGCGCTTCGTTTATGAGCGCCCGACGGATCCGGTTGGCAAAACGGTCTTTGAGTGGCCAATCCTGCATGTCTGCTATGATGTCGGCAGCAACGGCCCCTATCTGGGGAATGTTGCGCACAAACTCGATCATGCCGTCCTGCGCCTGCTGCTTCATCGTTGCGTATGAAGGCCCTATATCATACGTCACATCGTATTTACCAATGCCAAGGTCGTTCACGACAACGAGTTTTTTTGTCTCCTCGTCCTCGACAGGGGTGTTTATTTCTATCCAGTCCTCGCTGCCGTCCACATCCAGCAGCCTGACGGCTCGCGTGCCGTCGTAAACTCGTGGAATAGCAACGACAAGGACCCGTCCTACCCAGGGCAGGGCCTTTGCAAAGTTTGATCCAAAGTTATTCGCCTTCTCGGTCTGCGCGACGCGTTCTCTGATAGCCTTACCTGAAATCTCATTACTTACGTTTCCGAGGGCAGCATCGTAGATATTGCTGATATCCTTGACCTCATCGGCAGCCATTGCCGCCATGTTGATTTCCGCTGCCGGCATTGCTGGAGGGTCCAGCCTCTCCGGTCTATTAACCCCCGCAATCGTCTCAAATGGCAGGAATTCATGCCCCCCTGAGTTAGCCCTGTACCAGATATCCCTGTATTTCTTTATGGATCGCTCGTCGCCCGTCCATTGGGCTGTTGGCGTAAGTGCAACCCGCTCTGTTGCTGCCGACATCATAGCCTCGTGCATGAACGAGGCATCATGGATGTAACGACACAGCCCCCTATAGGTGACATCATCCGCCTCACTATGCTCTTTGCCCAGCACAGGAATAAGCGGGATGTACGGAGAAAAAGGTGTTTCTTGTGGTGGCTCCAGAACCTCAGAGCCATTTATCAAGCTCCACATCACCTTATATCTGATGACGTCGCGGCTCTTGACAATTGTAACCCCGTCCGCCATAAGCTCATCCACAATCTCGTTGATCTCAGAGTGATAGACCAATCTCCCATCACTGAGCTTATAGAGCTTATCCCGCATCGGGATGCGATAAAAATATTCCGAGACCATGACTTGATCCTCTTTTCTCCAGGATGCGTAGCTGTCTCCCAGCATCTCTTTTGATGCGGCAAGGTCGGCAATGGCCGCGTCGGGATATCGAGCGTTAAATTCCTCGCGCGACATCCACCGAGAGATGAAGGCCCAGTTCATCGATTCTACAAGCTGAGGGCTATCTATGGCCGACGGGTCAACGATGACAGAGAACCGGTTGCGAATCCACTTTATCCGGAGTTCCTGATCCATCGTGTCGTCCGCACAGTACTGGTTCAGCACGCGCAGCCATGAGAACCCACCATCACACATGTGCTGGTAAGCCATCTTGTAGTGGCTCATCGCGTCGCTTTGCGCCTCAATGCTACGCACAATTCCGGCCATAGCCTGGCCATAACTGTACGTCTTCTTTCCGTTTTGGCTCGCAATCTTTCGGATGTGCGCATCCTCATTCGCCCCTGTGATCTTTATTCCGGGCGGCTTTTGCTCAAAGTCCCCGACAGTCCTGTCTATAAGCCCAGGTTCTCGGTTAAGGTCAAGTGTCGGGCGGTTATCCGCCTTTCTGTCGGCGGCCATCCCCTTCGGCCATCTTGACCCGTACGTTAGCTTGACATCATTCAGTGCCAGCTCGAAGTTCTCTGTCCACGCAGTATAACCCTGATCGTATCGCCTTACAGCGTCCCTTAAAAATCGCTGACGGGCATCCCGATCGTTGAGTTCTCCCCACTGCTTTTCTTTGGCCGGGAGCAACAACTTCGTTATCGGTAGCCCTTCGTCCTTCTGCTTGGCCTTTCTTCGCGGCATAACTATTTACCTCATATTGTTTTGTGAGCGCAGCATACGCTGTCTGATATCTCTGTTTCTCGCGACAAATGGGTTGTCGTCGTCGCTTTCCTTGTGTTCATCCACCCAAGCCATCCCGAGCAATTGCAAAGCATCTGCAGGGTTTGACGCCCAGTTATGCAGCGGAGTTGCCCTGAAAACCTCGTTATCAGCATCATACTCTCGCTGATACTTTTTCAGGGCTTCCCAGCCCCTGACTTTTGTTTTGCCATCAAGGCAATCTATGTCACAACGGTCGGGATCGATAAAGATACGGCGGAAAAACGGCCTGAGCGCATCAATGCTGTCCGCAACTTTGTTGCCTGGCCTCGGGATCAGGTGGAAATCCAGCCCCATATCAGCAGCGACCTGCTGTCTGCTCTTGCCGGATCCGAAAAGCTCTTTCACAGCTAAATCGTGAGGCCCGTAGTGTTTAGCGTACTCGATACCGTACTTGCTACGGAATTCATGAAGCCAGTTGATATACGGCTCTATTGACGCTTGATTGCCGGCCTTGAAGGCTATAAGCCGCAGCTCAAAGCCGATCGGCTGCATAAGCCAAATTGACATCTCGTTGCCCTTTGAGCGGCCAAGATCCCAAAAAGTGTACACTTGCAGGGATTTCTCGATCGGGATGTGACAAACCCTGCCGTCGGCTATCAGTTCCTCTACCTCCTCGCGATAGATCACACCTGGTAAGAATGCCTCATCCGGCTCCTGCTGGTACTGTGAGTGATACAGATATGTATCAGCGTCTTTTATAGCCATAAGCGTTGTTGTCGGCTCTTTGCTTGGCCAATATGATGTTGGTAACCCAGTAAAATCGGTATCACTTATGATACGGCTTTTATGCGGCTCAGGAAAATTGTCGATATACTCCCTGTCAATGACTGCGGGAATCTTGATTTGCGCCCAGTCATCAGGGCTTCCGTCGCCCAGGAGGAAGCCGGTCACGTCGTTACGCGCGACCCTCTGCTGGATCACGATGATCGGGATATCGTCATGCGCAAGTCTTGACCGTACCACCTTACCCATTTTTGAGTTGATATTGTGTACGTGCTTCCCGATATCATGCTGTGTTGATTGCGGATCATCTACAACCAGCGCCCCCGTGAAGCCCTCGCGCATGTAGCCGGCTCTGCGCCCCGTGACCTGCCCACCCGTGCTTACGCCAAAGATTCTGTGATAGTTGCCATGTTGCTTGTCCTGAATTGTCCAGTTGTGCCGCTTCCAAATGCGCCCCTTGTCATACGGCCACATCGACGCAAAAGCAGGTAACTCAATGATTTCGCGCGCTCTATATGAGTTTTCCTCAACAAGCTCATCAGAGTAAGACAGCGGCAGCCATCGCGACGGCCGACCCTCAGTAATGCACCGCGCAATACCCCACGCCGGGAAGCTGATCGAAAAAAGCTCGGTCTTTGTCGATCCGGGCGGACAGTTGATGATGACCCTTTGCAAGTCACCATCATAAATCGCATGGCCGACCTCGGCGAACATCCTATGATGCCAATTTATAACAAGTTGCTGTCCTTGTGTCTGACGAAAAAAGAAGGCCGTGAAGAAAAGTAGCGACTGCTCACACGCTTTTTTGACTGCGACGACCTCTTCCTGCGTCTTGATGTCTTCCCATAGCGGGATTACAAGACGCTTATCCATGCCCCCGCAATTTTTGATGCTACCGTGTCAAGATCAGACCCAGGCTCAACAACGACAGGGATAAGTCCGCCAAACGCTATGCCGGCTTGCTGTTCGTTGTCTTTCCGGAAGCCTCCAGTGTGCTTCATCAGGCTGTCAAGGGCGGCTTGCTTGTCGTGCAGCTTGTACTTGATCTGCACGACATTAACTTTTTTGTCCCCGCGCCCCATATCGTAGGCTTTGATGTCGACCTCTTTGATCGCCGCCCGCTGATCGTCCGTCAAGTCAGCAAAGTCCTTGATGTCGATAAGCCCGTTTTGCATGTCGATGATGCCAGGGAGGTCTGTAAAGGCTATCTTTGCATACTCTTGCACACACCTCTCGACAGTCACCGCATGACGGCCGTCATACTCAGACATAAGCTCATCGATATGATCTTTGACGATCTGCCGGGAAAAGACTTTGTGCGCTGCAGCAGCAATCGCTTCCGGGCTCTTGCCCGTTGTGTCATACACTCGTCTGTATGCCTCGATCTTTACCCCGCACTCGATGTACTCTACGCACACTTTATGCTCAAGCGGGGTTATCTTTTTGCGCTGATTTGTCCTTCGGAGTTGTGTCATGTCGCAATTTACGACGCGCGCAAGCTACACGCAAAAGCGCCGATAAAAAGTGCTTTATCAAGCAGATTTAGTCCGACTCACATCTTTTTTCAAAAAAAAATCACGAGAAAGTCCGATCTCAAAGACTTTTCACACAACAACTTGCTAACCATCATAGCAACAAAACAGATATCAATGAAAAATAATTTTGCCTCATAACTCTATTTTTTGTATCATATAAGTGATCGCAAAAAGAGGACAACCGAATCAAGGAAAAACAAAACAGAAAAACGATCGGAGATAACAATGACAACCGACCAAAACTATAAGCTCCGCGATCTTGCGGAGTATATCGAGGAGCGGGAAGGTACGCTTGCCGCTGGGTCAGAGACTTGCCTGCTTGGTGCTTTTGTGCAAGAATACGATTGCACACAGAGGATTATCGACGGAGAGCAAGGTGATGCGCCTCTCGCACAGTGGGTATTCGATGCGTGGGTACGCGCGTATGAGCTACTGGAGACTTTTGAGACGACGGGGGTTGAGTACGGCCTCAACGAACTTTTTTAGCCTTAACAACAACGAAACGGAGAATATCATGGCAATCATGACAAACGAAGCAATTAGAGAACTCTTGCAGGTGAAACACGGAGACGATTACGTTTCTGCAGAAGCAATTGAAAAAGCGATCAAGGGCGGTAAAATTACTGATGTCAAATTTTCCTGCGGTGACAATATCAATGGAGTCTTTGAGGATTTCGATTCTTACGAGGAATGTCTTGAAGCTCACAACGCTGTAGTAAAAGAAGGTATCAAGGCCGCTATCGATCAATACAATACCATGATCGAAGAGGCGCAAGAAGTGTACGACGCTCTCGGAGGTACTGCGAATATCTGTGGACATGACTGGATCGATGATGCGGTCAGTGAGAAATGGGGACCAAAAAAGATCGAGGCTCAGGCAAAAAAAGACGTCAGCGAATTCCACTGGATCGCGCTCACGAATGCCGATGATAAGGGGCGTGACCAGTGGGGGATCATTTGCAAGATTTACTCTTGCAATAAAAATGAGGAGACATATCAGGAACTCAAAAAGAGGCATCAGGAAGAGACTAATTCTTTGCCGATCAAGTTTGCGTTTAGTGACAAGCATTTCCGAAAAGGCATGCAGGAACTCGGGCTAAATCCCACCGATACTGACAAAGTTATAGGGCTTGGTGGCGGCGGTTTTTGCCTGAAAACCGATCTTCAGGCGATCAAAGACAGCCTGAATCGACGGACTGCGGAGCTGTCGGAAGCTCTCAAGGACGACGCCTTTCTTTTCGGGG